GTTGATTCTGCTCATCCTGATTTTAACATACTTGATACAGGGTTTAGCGAAGATATCGAGGACCACAAGTCTTATAATTTCATCATGTGTGATAATGGGCAGTTTGCTGCTCAGCCAAATAATCGTTTAATTATATTAGAACCAAGCAGTAATCCAAAAGAACTAAAATACCCAGACTTTAAAGTTGCCATGAAAAAATGGTCTGTAGAAACAGACCCAAAGTGGGCACTGGGTGAAACTAACACAGTAATGTACGAGGAAAACAATGATAACTAAAATAAAAACAAAACTAACAGACCAACGTAACTACTTCAAACCATTCAACTATCCATGGGCATATGATGCTTGGTTAAAACATGAGCAAGCGCATTGGCTTCACTCAGAAGTGCCAATGGCTGAAGACGTTAAGGACTGGAAAAAGAAATTAACTAATGAAGAAAAACAATTCCTCACAAATATCTTCCGATTCTTTACACAAGGTGATATTGATGTTGCTGGTGGTTACGTTAATAATTACCTACCCTATTTTCCTCAGCCTGAAATTCGTATGATGCTCATGGGGTTTGCTGCACGTGAAGCACTTCATATTGCTGCATACTCTCACCTGATTGAAACACTTGGATTACCTGAGACTACTTACAATCAGTTCCTTGAGTATCAGGAGATGAGAGACAAGCATGACTATGTTCTTGAACTTTCCAGCAAGAATGGTACTTTAGAGTCAACTGCAACCCACATCGCCGTGTTCAGTGCATTCACTGAAGGGATGCAGTTGTTCTCTTCTTTTATCATGTTGTTGAATTTCCCACGACATGGTTTGATGAAGGGAATGGGTCAGATCGTTACATGGTCAATCGTTGATGAAACCATGCATGCTGAGTCCATGATTCGTTTGTTCAAAGAATACATCAAAGAGAACAATGAAATCTGGAATGATGAACTAAAGGGTAAGATCTATACTATTGCAGAAAAGATGGTTGAACTTGAAGATAAGTTTATCGATCTCTGCTACCAAGGTTCGGATATGCGTGAACTATCTGCAGCTGATGTAAAACAATACATTCGTTACATTGCTGATCGCAGATTAATCTCTCTAGGTATGAAGGGTATTTTCAAAGTTAAACGCAATCCACTACCATGGGTTGAGGAAATGATCAATGCACCTGTGCATGGTAACTTCTTTGAGAATCGTGTAACAGACTACGCCAAAGGTGCTCTATCTGGCACTTGGGGTGACGTATGGGGGAAAGCAGCATGACAAGTAAGGTATTCGAATGCGAGACTTGTGGAGCAGAAGGTAAGATTATTATCAAGGGAACTGATTTAAAGTACGAAGATATTGTTTGCTGCCCAGTTTGTTCAGCCGATATTTATGATGAAGAGGACATTGACGAGGACGAATAAATAGTCTACAATGTGGACTTATTTAAATCAAATCGTTGAAGAATTACCCTATGACTGTGTTGGCTTTGTTTACTTAATCACTAACAAAGCCAACAGTCGTCAGTACATAGGTAAGAAGTTAGCCAAATTCTCAAAGACTACATACAAGGTAGTTAAATTAAAGAATGGCACTAAGAAGAAAAAGAAAGTTAGATCAAAGATTGATTCTGACTGGTTAGAGTATTACGGTTCATCTATTGAACTAAACAAAGACATAGAATTATTTGGTAAGGAAACCTTCACCAGAGAAATTCTGTTTTACTGTAAATCAAAAGCTGAGTGTTCGTATATCGAAGCAAGAGAGCAATTCACAAGAAGAGTTTTGGAAAGTGATAATTTTTATAATGGACAAATCTCAGTGAGAGTTCATGGCTCTCACATCAAGGGAAAAATATGACGTATCTACTATTCTTATCAGCACTGTCACTATCGGCAGTTGCTGCATACTATTCAGTTATGGGGTTGGTAGCAATTTTTGCTGCAGCACCTACATCAATCTTTATCATGGGCAGTCTACTTGAGGCATGCAAATTAGTTGTTGCTTCATGGTTGTATCGTTCATGGAAAGAAGTGCCATTATTGATGAAGACATACTTCACCATGGCATTGATAGTTTTGATGGTACTCACTTCAATGGGTATTTTTGGTTATCTTTCAAAAGCACATTTAGATCAGGCAATACCGACTGGAGATGTGTCAGCAAAATTAGCTCTCATTGATGAGAAAATTAAAACCGAAAGGGAAAACTTAAATGCAAATCGTAAAGAACTTAATCAGCTGGATCAGCAAGTTGATCAAACCATCGCAAGAACCGATGATGCCAAAGGAACCGAGCGAGCCATTGCCGTCCGTAGAAGCCAGCAAAAAGAGCGAGCCAGAATCCTTAACGAAATCGGCACCACGCAAACCAAGATCGCCAAGTACAACGAAGAACGTGCCCCAATCGCCACCGAAGTCCGCAAAGTCGAAGCCGAAGTCGGTCCAATAAAATACATCGCAGCATTAATTTATGAAGATAACCCAGAGACTGATGTACTAGAAAAAGCAGTTCGTTGGGTTATTATCATGATTGTTATTGTATTTGACCCACTGGCTGTTTTAATGTTAGTGGCAGCAAACTGGCAAATGAAGAATGACAAAGGTATAAAACCAGAGTTTATTGAACCTGTACCAGTTATACCTGAACCCGAACCAGAGGTAGAAGAACCAAAAGCATGGGAAAAGATTACTGATAAATTAAAGTGGTCAGATTCTTGGTTTAAAAAAGAACCACCAACTCCACTTCCAACAGATGCTAAAGAAATAATTGATGAGTTCTTTCAAAAAGAAGAAGTGAAGACATCTAAACCTATTGAGTATGACTCTGCGGGCAGAAGAATCACTCCCGTATCTGAACAAGAAATTAGATCAAAAACTATTGAAAAAGAAGTAGCAGATTTGCAAAAACCCGTGTAACATCCATGCAATTCCTAAATAGATTTATAATAACAATAAGTCTATGGGGATGTAATCATGGGACAAGAAACACCTACTAAACCACTTTCTAGATCAGAACGTGAGGCATTAGTAAAAGATAAAGCAGGATGGGTAATCACCGTACTCGCTGCTTTACTCGCAGTCAACACTCTAATGAGTGGATCAAATTCAAGTAAAATCCTCAACAACACAATTGAGGCAAACAATACTTGGGCATTCTATCAAGCAAAATCAATAAAGCAAACTCTTGCTGAGATGGCTCTGGATAATGCTAAAGAACCTAAAAAAATCAGAGAACTAGCAACTAAAATCGAACGATATGAATCTGATCCTAAAACAGGTGAAGGTAAAAAAGAGTTAATGGCAAAAGCACGTAGTCTAGAAGCCGAACGTGCAGATGCTAGACAACGCAGCCCATACTACACATACGCTGGTAGTATTTTCCAAATTTCAATTGTATTATTAACTGCAGCTATTCTTGCAGTTAGCATGCCTCTTTTCTGGGGTAGCATAGTTGTAGGTAGTTTTGGTGCATTGTTAATGTCACAAGCAATTTGGCTATTCATATAAGAAAGACTAAAATGGTTATATGGGCAACTATGTTTGGTCAATTGTAATAATTAGTGCTGGAATAATATCGCCAGTCATACAAAATGTTGGGACTTTTAAAGATGAAGCTGCTTGTAAAAGTAGTCTAGCAGATCTTAAGTCCCAACTTCCCATTGCATTTAAAACTTTCTGCGTTCAATACCCAGAACCACCTGCGAAACCAGTATCACCTCCAACTCCTCCACCTGCTCCATCTAGTAGTGTTAGTTCCAAGGATGCGAGAAAGTAATGGATCCAATCACTATTGGGTTGGCTTTTGCTGCAGCCCAATCAGCTGTAAAAAACATTAAACAAGCCATTGCTTTAGGTAAAGACATTCATGGTCTAGTTGGGCAGTTTAGTAAATTCTTTGAATCTGCAGATACTGTTCATATCGCAAGTACAAAAGCCAAAGTTTCAAATGTCGGAAAAAGTGATGCACAGTTAGGTCGCCAAGCACTTGAGTTTGCCATTCATAGCAACAAACTGCGTGAAGATGAACGTGCTCTTAAAGATATGATACTCTGGGAGTTGGGTAAGCCACAGATCTGGGAAGACATGATCAAAGAGCGTACTCGTTTAATGAAAGAGAGATTTGCAGCAGAGCGAGCAGTGGAAGAAGAAAAACACAGACATAAACAAAAGATGGCAGATCTGCTTATGTATGGATTTATTTTTGTTGGTGGTGCAATAATATTATTTTCTATACTTTTCGGTGGGATTGCAATGTATGGTGTGATTCAAGAAAATAATGAATATGAGGCTAAGGTTGCTCAGAGAGTGAAAGTTCTTCGCCATCAGCAACTAACAAGAGAAAAAGAAAAGGCTGCGAAAGACTCTGGGTAATGGATCCGCTAACACTCTTCGCACTTGCAAATGGCGCAGTAAGTGCAGTAAAAGCTGGCTGTAAGTTATATAAAGATATCAAAAGCGCAGCTGGTGATGTCAAGGATGTGCTCAAAGATCTGGATAACCAGTTCCATAATGCTTACGCAGCAAAGGGTAAAACTCCATCACCCGAAGCAAAAAAACAATTCAATGAAGAAAAAACTCGTGTAATCGACTTAAACAAAAAGTCTGCAGACACTACTAACATCTATGGTGTAATCGGTGATCATCTTGGCGTATACTATGATAACTACTACAAGTGTATAGC